CACGATCACTCGCGTGGGTGTGTCACTCATCGAGGTCGCTGCGGCCGCGTAGTACGGGCTATCACAGGGAGGTTTATCATGGCACAGGAAATAAGCACGATCGCCCAGGTGAGAGCTCTATCGGCTCCTGCCAAGGTGTATCTGTGGGAACTCGTAGTTCCCGAGGTGCCTGGATCCGGAGGGGACGCGGCACGCAACCTGTCACTTCGATCCAGGAACGCGGTGATCCCCGGTATCACCAACCTGACCGCGAAGAGCTACTTCAAAGGTCAGATAGTGAAGAAGCATCCGACCCGGCGCGAGTTCCCCGGAACCATGGTGTTCAAGTTCGAGGAAGGCCTCGACGCCAGCATTGCCAATGCCATCAACGGATGGAATCAGCTCTGGTTGAACGACCAGACAGGTGTCGGTGAAGGGCAAGCTGCGTTCCTCGTGAACGTGTTCCTGCGCCAGCTCGATCACAACAAGAGTGTGATCGCATCCTACAAGGTCTTCGACTTCTTCCCGGAGATCGTGCCGGAGGTAGCTCTCGCCTATGAGGGTTCGGAGCTGGTTCAATACGACGTGACGTTCGGCTACAGCTACTGGATTCTCGAAGAGTAGCTGAGACAGGGCGGTCGCGATGAGCTTGGCGCCAATCACCCAGGTTCGTTCTCAGCTGGGAGAGTCGCTGAAGAAATGCACTTGGGAGATCGTCGTGTTAGATCCCCCAAGTGTAGCTCTCGCTCTAGCCTATGGTCTGACACTTCGCGCGCGATCGACAGCGATCCCCGGCGTCAGTGTCGAACCGCACGTGCTCAGTCATGGGCCCTTCCAGTTTCAGGTCCCTGGCCGAAAAGCATATCCGCGCCGGCATGTGATACGTTTCGAGGAAGGATACAACTGGCCGGTCCTTCCGTTGTTCGTGTCCTGGTTCGGTTCGATCCAGAGCGAGACTCAAGGCGGATCTTTGCCGGCGGCCTCGTTGCGTTCGAACATCTGGCTTCGACTTCTTGGGCCGAAGCTCGAGCAGACGCCGCAGTTCATACAGGCGATTCACTTTTATAATGCGTTTCCCCTGGATGTGAACGACTCACCGCTGGATTATTCAGATGCAGGTCTCGTGTTGTTCGATGTGACGTTCGGTTATGACTACTGGAGGTGGGAAGCGTGGCCCTTCTAACGCAAAGCACCACCTGGCCGATCCATGTGATACGAGCTCTGCTCGAGAAAGCACAGCTCGTATACCTATGGCAGTTCGTCATTCCGGATGAGTCCGGGACGTTGGACCCGGACATGAGAATGCTTGTTCAGAGCGTCTCTGTGCCGGGGATAGAGGTTGATCACGAAGCCTACTCCATTGGTGGTCAGGAGTACTATCACCTACAGCAGGAGCGGCGTGGCGGGATCGTGACGGCCAACTTCGTCGAGATCGAGGGAGACTACGTCGATCGATTCATGCGGAACTGGTTCGAACAAGTCTCACCCCTCTCTGGTGAAGTAGGTGGCAACGATCCTTTGAATCGGTACCGAGCTCCGAAGGGAGTGGGTGGAGACCTAGCCGGATACAAGCGAGACGCGATGGTCAGTGTTTACAGTCGTGATGAAGCGAAGCAAGCTGAGTACAAGCTCATCAACTTGGTACCGAAGAAGGTTGGTGATTACGAGTTCAGCTATGAGACGAGCGGGATCAAAACTGTTCCTGTGCAAATGCTATGTGATGAATCGAGGAGAGTGCTATGAAGCGTCGCAATCCGACTGACAAAAAGCCTGAGGTCGTACCTGAGAAGCCCGTCGAGCCGAAGCTCGAAGACGTGATGCGCGCTGTCTCTGTAACGCTACCGTCGATGGGCAAGACCTACGGAGATCTCATCCCCGACGGTGTCGTCAGCATCAAGCCACCGTCAACGAATGAGGTCGAGTTCTTCGTTGAGATGAACGGGCCAGGCTACGAGAAGAAGCTGACGCAGCTCCTGCAGATGCTGATCGTCGAGCCGGCCGGCCTCAACCCGATCAAGCTCACATCGGGGGACCGAACGTTCCTGCATGTCTGGACGCGCGCGCAGTTGCACGACTCGTACGTGATCAACGTAGTGTGTCCGGCCTGTAGCAAGTTCCATCAGAGCTACTACTACAAGCTAGCCGACATTCCTGTTCTCGAGATCGATTCCGATATAGAGAAAGAGACAGAGCTCGAGCTTCCTGTCTGCAAGTCGAAGGTCACTCTTCGAATCACCACAGGAGAGGATGACCAGGCCGCGGACAAGTTGATCGCTGACGGTATCAAGAAATGGACTGCCAAGCGATCGATCTCGATCTCGAAGATCGACGGTAACGTGGTTGACTACCTCGGCGCCGCGATGTGGTTAGGCAAGAAACCAGGTCAGGACAGCATCTTCGTCGATGCCTTCCAGAAGAAGACCTACCACGGATTGGACTTCGCGAACGCTCCGTTCACTTGCGAATGTGGTACGGAAAGCCTGATCAAGTTGCCCTTTCGTCCCGAGTTCTACTTCCCCTCCCTACCGTTTGAGAGACTTGTGGGAGATGCAGTTGTCAGTAGCTCTCTTCGGTCGGGGCGGTCTGATACAGGAGATCCAAGCCGCGGGGAAGATGGAGTTTCAAAAACTGCTGTGGCTCCGGCAACGGGTAACTGAGCTACAGAAGGATTCGCAACCTAAGGAGCTTGGTGATGGGTGACAAGTACGTCCTCGACTCTGATCGAGAGCGCGCAATGTCAGACAAGTATGCTGACACAGCTCTCGGACGATCGTCTGAGTCCACTACCCAAAAAGCTCTTGACTCATTCGCACAGAACATCAAGGAGAGTGACCAGTCGATGATGGACATGCTCCTGCAGCTCAACAAGTCACTGGTGCGTCTATCACAGTCGGCTGACTCACAATCTGATGAGCTTCACAAGAACGTAGCCGCAGCGTCGAAGTCGACGGCCGATGCTGTCGGTGCTGCTTTGACAGCCGGTGATGCGGTGACGGGCTCAGACATCGAGAAGATGCAGGACAGTCTGACCAACGTCATCCAAAGCGTGAACAACCTGGGACCTGGGCTCGAACTGACCGCAGAGATGAACGAGAGCATCAAGGAGCTTCGTGCGGATTCATCCGACTTCGCGGCTCGAATGATGGCTTCATACGAAGCCGTTCAGAAATCGAACGAGACAACCAACGAGAAGATCGTCGAAGTAGCTGAGGCTCAGCAGACTCCGGGCGACTCTGCGAAAGCAGGATCAGAAAAGGAAGAGGGTGGAGTCTACGAACCGGGCGCGGTGCAGGAGGCAATGACCAATGCGCTCAAGTATCCGGTAGGAATCCTGCTGGATGCGGTTCAGTTGATAGGTGACATCGGTGGTGGTCTGAAGGCCGGCTTCGGCATGATCAAATCCGGGTACGACGCACTGAGCAAGGAACTGGTTGACGCGTACGACAAGAGCGTCGGTCGGATCGTGACTGGTGTCGAGCCGATTATGAAGAAAGTCTTCAACATCTTCTTCAAGGATACCGCTATGGCACTTGGGTTCGTGGTTGGAACTGGATACGCACTGAAGGATGAGATCGTTGCCGGCTTCGACTGGTTCCGGGAAAACTGGCAAGAAGGTCTTGCTATGATAGGAGCCAAGATCGGAGAAGCTTGGGACAAGTTCAAGGAGGTCTGGTCCAGCGACATTGCGCCGGCGATCGGCAGCTTCGTTATGGATGCAATGCTTTGGCTCTGGGATCAATATCCAGCGATCAAGGATTGGTTGGAAGAGTCGTTGATGTCGGTGGTCAATGGGATCAGAGAGCTTCCAACACTGATCTATGACGCGATATGGGGAAAGGCTGAATCGGAGCGGAGTAAAAAGACAGCGGTTGCATCTCAGGCTCGAGCAGTGAAAGAAACTCTCTCAGGTGTCGGCTCGGATGCGTTCACATCAGCTACTGCTGCCGGTATATCGACAAATCAGGCCTTCCAGTTCTCCGCAATGGCTGAGTCCAATCCGGACAACCCGGAGGGTGTACAAGAAGCAGTTGGTGCATACGCAGCTGTGATCAAGTCGGGCGGAGACGAGAGAGCAGCCATGACAGCTGCTCGTAAAGCTCTAAACGCCTCGGTATCTGAAGCAGACGTGCCGTCGATCACCGATCGTGAGAAAGCGACACAGAGGAAAGCCGTGCTTCCTCCGCCGGCTCAGGGTGGATCCGGGGATGTGGTGTCGGCCATAGAAAATCTCGGTCATAAGATGGGCCAGAAGGAAGCTCCTCGGACAGTGGCTCCGGGTCTCGATACGACTGGTGGTCCTGACGATCTCGGGATCGTTGCGTTCAACACGGGTGGTCTCAGCGGAGGAATGATCTAATGCCACCTGATCCGTTGGTCATAGATCCGTGGAGTGATGTCTCGGAGCGATCCAAGGTTCGGATCTACTCACCGACCTTTGGTGGTGTGTCAGGATTGCTCCCGAAGACATTCAGCCAGTCCTTCTCGCAAGAGTGGCTACCTCCATTCGGATCCATATTGGATTCGTTCAATTCGGGATACCAGGCCGCGCTCGAGCTCCTCGGGAAGGGTGATGAGACGATCAAGAGTGCATCACTCAAGGAGATTTCTACGCGCTTATGGGCCGGTGGCACCGTGATGGGGGTCAACGGAATCACACTGCTATACGTCGCGCGCGAGTCGGCATTGAAGGATGTGATGCAGCCGGTTCGTCGCCTCATGCAAATGGCATCACCTCGATCTGGACTCAAAGCCTCAGCTGAGACTGTTGGTGCTGCTACCGGAGGTCTTATTAAGATGGGTGCGACACAGGTAAACGCACCTGAGCCGGTCGAGGTTGAGCTCGGTTATATCTCGAGTATGAATGCTGTGGTCATAACGTCATTTGATGTTCAGTGGTCGAACCTGACCGATAGGAATGGGATCTCCGCGTCGGCTCTCGTCACGCTGCAGCTATCGACGCGGAGGGTGTTCCTTGGAGATGATGAAGAAGTCACGTTCAACGAAGCAGAGGGTGGTCTGACGTCGTTTGATACTGGGCTAAGAGCAGCACAAGATCGGTTGGGTGGTTAGACCATGAAGGTTAGTTCGAACAGACTCGATCTGATGGACACGGTCACCGTCGACGGGATCCAGGAGAAGGATCCTCTGACGATGCAAGTCCGCGACTTCGTGGCGCGGCGCCAGGTCGGTCAGCATGTCGCACACCAGGTAGCTCGGAATCGACCGTTTCTGATCTCCATAGACGAGTACAACTCGGCCGGTTACTGGTGGTTCATTCTGGCGATCAACAACATCGTGGATCCGTACGAGGTGCCGCAGAATGTGAAGCTCAAGATCCCGTCGATCGATGACTACTACGACTGGTTCCGAGACCAGAAGGGAACGACGTAGTGCCTGGAGTAATCGGTAACTTCGAGATCAAAATCGATATCGACGGGACCTCGTACCCGATCGCTGAGGGACGACTGCGTAAGCTCTCGCTCTACGAGATGTCGACCTACATGGCGCCCATGGCCGAGATCCACATCGAGGACCGCGGCAACGTCCTGTTCGAGATGTTCCCACTGACGGGAACGAACACGGTAGTGATCCGAGTGAAAGACAGCAAGGCGAACGAGGAAATCAACACGTTCCGTATCTTCCGCGCGGTCGCGACTCGGCACGGTGCGGACAGCCACCTCATCAAGCTGACTCTGATCGCGGCGGAGTGCATGAAGCTGTTCTCGCCGGCGCGGTTCAAGAGCTACGTGAGCAAGAAGTTCTCGGACATCGCGGCCGAGATCGCTGGTGAGCTAGGCCTCGAGACAGACATCGAAGAGACCGACTCGACGTACACGACCTTCTGCCCGGGTTGGACGTACGCTCAGTATCTAGCTTGGATGGGATGTCGTGCTCGATCGAACCAGTATCACACGGCCGGCTTCGACTACTTCGTCGGGTTTGGAGACAAGAAGCCTGTCCTCCGGTTCCTCTCACAGGAGTGGATGAAGAACCAGACACCGGTGATCGACATACTCGGCAAGGAGTTGCTGAGCGACGAGTCGTACGACGAGAACGATGTTGATCACGGGCCCTACCGAATGTACGAGAACCCCGTGCTCATGGGCGGTCAGGGTGGATATGGCGTGACGTCAGCTTACTTCGACTTCGAGGACAGTGAGTTCGTCGAGATCCCGCTGACGGTCGACGGGAGCTCCGCTTCCGTGCCGGCCAAGTCAGGCTTCCAGAAATTCGATCGCATGACGAATCCGGGAACTCAGTTCCAGGGGATCTCGGACAACATCTCGATGCTCAAGGAAGATGTCGAGCAGCAGAACATAGTCATGTGGAGCGGGGTCGCGGACGGTTGGCAGAACAAGGAGTGGGCTAAGAACTGCGCCGAGTCGAAAGTCCTACGCTCATTAGGTTCGATGGTAAAGACCGAGATCCTGATCAAGGGTGATCTACGCGTCCAAGCTGGCAAGACAGTGACCTTCCACATCAAGTCACCGGTCGAGGACGTGAAGACCAACCAGACGATCTCCGGCCGATGGCTCGTAGAGCGTGTGACACATCAGATTCTACCAACGTTCGTGACGAAGATCATGATGTACCGATCAGGTGTGGGTGGATCCAACAGCAAGGAACTTCTCGTAGCACCTGGTGGTGTGATAGGACAGAAGCGATTGTGATAGGACAGAAGCGATGACGTTCAACGGAGCTGAACACATCGACGTTCCGGAGAAGACCTTCAAGGGGTACTATCCGGCCGAGGTGCTTGTCAACAGTCACCCCGTGAGTGACACCGATTCGACTGATGATAAGTCGGGACGGGTCAAGGTGCGTGTGTTTCCGATGATGGTTGGAATCGACGCGGCTGCGTTGCCTTGGGCCTCTCCTGCGTATCCTGTCTTCGAGGGCGGCGCTAGCGATCAGGGTTTCTACAACGTCCCTACAGTAGGATCTCGAGTGTGGGTGTTCTTCGCAGCCGGTGACTTCAGTTCACCCGTATATTTTGCAAACTTGTCTGGCAAGGCTGATGGACCAACAACCGCCGATCGTGCGCCCGGCATAACCGTGTGGCAGACCTCGGCCAATCACCGCATCATTCTCGACAGTCGATCAGGTGAAGAGAAGATCACGATCATCCACAAGAACGGTGAGAAGATCGTGATCACGGACGATCAGGTGCAGCTGGGATCTGGGACGTTGAAGAAGTTGATCAAGGAGGAGTTTCAAGCGTTGTATGGTGACCATGTGCATGAGTATCTGAGTTACTCAGGAGGTACAGGTGCTCAGTATGCTGCTAAATCGACGCAGCCTATTGATCCATTAGTCCCAACGCCAGTTGGTACTACACCATTGACAGGTACAGCCAAAGGCATAACGGATGATGAGATGACCGACAAGACGAGGGCAAGCTAATGGCTATCACTCAAGGATCATACTCTGTTGGTGGAGCAGACCCGGGCGGTTACGATGGTCACTACGCTGATCTGAAATTGGCTTTTGATGACATTAACACACCTTTTACGGGTGACATAACTCTTACCATAGTTGCGAGTCATGCTCAGGGAGCTGAGGCTACGAAGAACTTCTTCTCAACGGGCATCTACACACTCAAGATCACTTCTGATCTACCAGTCAATGGTGATGTTGATGGTGGTCATATCATCACCATCGCTTCAGCTACCATCGCTTGTATCCGTATACCATCGTTCTCACGCGGAAACATTGTGATCGAACGACTGAACATCAGATTCACTTCCACAACAGCAAGTCGAAGTGGCATTGACCTCACCTTCTACTCGAGTGGAACAACACTCGGTATACTCATTCAAGATTGTCTCATTGACATGCGTAACAGTACTACTACGCACGGTTACGCTGGTATTCGAGTTAATACTATAAGCGCATCCGTATCGAAACCCGTATCGGCATACGTGTTCAATTGCATGGTAGTGGGGCATAGAGCAAACAGTGTGAATGGAGCCTTTCATTTCACTGGTAATGCCTATGGGCCTATATGGTGTGAGAACTGTGTTGCTCAGAACAGAGCCGGGCAAACAACAGCTACAGGATTCTATGCCCAAGCCCAACCAGGAACCACGATTCGGAACTGCACATCAACAAATGGCGGTTCGTCCATAGGTAACTACTATGGAATAACCAACTCATACGGCTACAACAACCTGTCCGATGATGCGACAGGAGCTGACATAGGTTGGGCAATCGGTGCCAACAACCAGGTGAGCGTCACAATGGCCGATGAATACACATCGACTGATCCGGCCGATGGTGCTACTTGGTTCGAACCGAAATCAACTGGTAGTGCTCGTGATGGCGGCGCCGCGGCCCAGGTTCCAGGGAACAACCACGGAGCTATCGAGACGATCGCGAGACCTCACGACACGAACAAGTACTCAATCGGTGCAAAGGAATATCCTTCTTCTCCGGTGATCACCGGACATCCGAGCCTCGAGCAAGTGGATGAGGGTACTCCAGCCAGCTTCACGGTCGTTGCGACAGACGCGACTGGGTATCAGTGGGAAGAGGGACCTCTACCGGGTGTGGGTGAAGCTCGAGTGTTTGCTGACATGACTGGAGAGACTTCGGACGTCCTTGATATCCTGTCGGCCGGATCATCGCTGCATCAGTATCAGTACCGTTGCAAGGTGTCGAACGCGGCCGGTGAAGTCACTAGCGATGCAGCCTACCTCCTTATAAACGGACTCCCAGAGCCAGGTGGTGGTGGGGCAACGTCGCCCGAGCGGCCGACCGTCAGCTTGACGGGGATCAACGGTCTCGAGCTCACATTCGACGTCGCTGGCGACGCCGACGTATTCCGAGCTGAGGTCACGGATCCGACCTCGCAAGTAGCGGCCTACGCAGAGACCACGGTCGAAGGTGCGTTGGTAGTCACGCTGCCGCACGAGAACATCGAATACGTGGTCTCAGTCTATGCCGGCAACTTCGGTAGCGTGGTATGGTCGTTGCCAGGCTACGTGCTGGTCATTCTGGTAGCGCCGAGCCCAGTGCCATCTCCTCCCGGTGAGCCTCTCGATATCAGTGACGAGGAGCCGATCTTCTCCGACGTCGATCCTGAGTTGCGGACTGACCACCAGGGCAACATACTGGTATTGACGAACGCACAAGCCATGACAGCCTCGATCGAGAACATCTTTGATATGTCGCCAGGTGAACTCGTTATGGATCCGCTGTTCGGCGGCGAGATGAAAAACATGATTGCACAGAACATCGACAGATCGTCAGCAGCATTCGTGCGAATGGCAATCAATCATAGTCTGAAACAGGATCCACGCGTGAAGCGGGACAAGCTCACGGTTATACCGAGGCCTTCTGAGCGTGTGTTCAAGGTGATACTGGAGTTCAGCGAGAACGAGGGTTACATACGAGGTTTGTTCGAAACCCTCCTGGAGAAATAGCATGCCGAGACTTGACTACTCCGGATACAACTTCGACACTGCCCTGGCTCAGCTGGAGGCCAAGCTGGTGGGAACAGGTACCTGGAAGGACAGATACAAGTCTTCCACAGGTCAGGTGTTCATCAGGCTCCTCTCGTATCTGATTGACATGGACGGCTTCAAGATCGATCGGCGCGCGGAAGAGAACCTGCGACGGTTCGCGCGCTTGCGGACGTCGATCGTCGAGCTGGCATTCAACTTGGGGTACATCGCACGTCGTAAGGTCTCGTCGGTCTGCACGCTGCGCTTCGAGACCGCTTCTCCTCCAGTGATCATTCCGATCGGAACGATCGTGAGCTCGTCAGGTGGTGTTCGATTCGTGACCACCGAGGGCGGCACGATCACAGGCCAGCACATCGACCTCTTAGCAAAACAGGGGGATCCTCAGTCCTTTGAATTCGTGTCGACGGGAACCAAGTTTCAGAAGTTCACGATTCCGGCCTCGGGTGATGATGTCGAGGCGGTCGAGAACGAAAGTGTCGGCGTCAAGGTCGATGGAACCACCTGGTCTGTGGTTGGTTCGATCGTCGGTCAGGGTCCGGAGGATGAAGTCTATACCCTGACCCGGAAAGGCTCGAGCCTGCTAGTCACGTTCGGTGACGGCAACAACGGAAAGATCCCGCCCGAGAACCTGGAGATCGAGATCTCGTGGCTGACCACGCTTGGATCCGCCGGCAACGTTCCGGGAACTGCGACGATCACCTCTATCGTGTCCGAAGGCCTCAGTGATGTGACAGTGAGCAACACGGACGCGGCCCAAGGTGGCGAGGTTGAGGAAGACATCGAGGAGATCCGTGACAACATGTCACAGGTCTTCGCGACTGGCGATCGCGCGGTCACCGCTTCGGACTACCGCGCTCTCCTACTGGCCTATCCCGGCGTAGCCAAAGCCAACGCGTATGGGGAACAGGAGACACTCACCGCTCCGAACCCGACCTATGCGTGGAAGGTCATGCTAGTTGTGGTCCCGACCGGTGGCGGCACATTGACGAGGACCCAAGAAGAGCTGATCGAAGCGTACCTCGATCTCAAGAAGGTGATCACAAGCTTCATCGAGTTCGAGGATCCTGTGTACATTCCGATGGACTTCGTGGTGCGCGCAATCGTGAACTCAGACTACACACTGCAAGAGGGATACGACGCGATCGACGCCGCGCTCGATTCGCTGATCGACTTCCAGGACGTCGACCTGGGCGAGGCCCTTAGGTACGGAGACGCAGTCAACGTGATCGAGAATCTGAACGAGATCCAGAGCTCCATTCTCGAGATCTTCGCGACCAAGGATGTAGGTACCGGAACAGGTGCGAAGGATACGTTCGCGAGTACTGACCTCGGGATCGGCAACATCCCGCTAACACCTGTCGATCGAGACAACGTGCTAGTCTACTTGGAACACCTCACGACGGGCGCGCGCCGGCGCGTCGGTTACGACGATGGTGATGGAGCATTCACCAGCGGGTCACTGATCGCTTCGCCTCGAGTCACAAGTGGAACGGTAGGCTATAGCGACGGTTCATTCAGCATCGTGTTCGACACGGATCCGACAACGGACTACAAGGTGATCATTCGCTACCAGACAGGTGTCCCGGACTCGGCAACGGTCGGTGTCAGTGATGGTATTGAAGACACATTTGGAGCAGTGATCGAACGAAACCTTTCCAAGGGATTCATTCAGATCCTCCTCGAAGGAACGGTGATCGGCATAGATGACGGCGCCGGTAACATCATCAACTCACCAGGTAGCAGTCTCCTCAACGCCGGAGAAGTCAACTATGCGTCCGGAGATCTCGAGGTTGGTTTCGTATCGCCACCAGACGCAGACCTGGAGATCACGTGTGACTTCTACTATGAGAATCCGGACATCTTGGTTTCTCTGAGCCAGATGATTGTCACGGGGAAGAAGGACATCGACGTAGAATCGGCGGTATGACATGGACTTCAGCACTGACCTAATCAAGCTGATGCCGCGCAAGTTCCAGTCCATTCCGGCCTGGCAGGATCTCTTCACGTCTTTCGGGGAGATCATGAATGATGTCCATGTCAAGATCGAAGGCCTCAAGGATTTCAAAGACCCAGACAATATTCCTGAGGCATACATGCCGTACCTGGCCGAGCTCTATGCATTCAGCCTGGTCATCAAGCCAGGCACCGAGGACGCTGAGCGCCGCAGGCAATTGCTGAAGTCAATCAACATAATCATTCGTTCCAAGGGTCTCGAGTCGTTGATGGCAAATCTGATCCAATATCTCTACTTCGTCGAGTTCCCTGAGGCTGAGGTTGAGATCTATCCGTTGTGGACAACGGACTACGTGAACTTCATCGTCAGTCGATTGACCAACTATTACACGCCTCCTGGTTGGACCGGTGATGGTGGAACGAGTGCTTACTCAGGAACGATGGACATCCTACCTATCACTGCGCGATCGATGAAGATCACCACCACGGCGATCGACGATACGCCGCTCGAGGCTTGGGATGACGGGACCGGCGCAATCCGAGGCGACGTCGCGTTCCCAGGAACAGTGGATTACACGACGGGCGCAACGAACCTCACGTTCACTAAGGACGTGAAGAACGGAGTCGACATAGTCGTTCGCTACGTACATGCGGACGGTCGCTATCTGTCGCCACACTATCTCCTATCGTTTCCCGTCGACATCCTCTTCAACTTGGGTCTCACGGACTTCTCGGAGATTCCATCTGGTTGGGTAGGAGACGGATTCCAAGACAACTTCACCGCGACACTGTTGAAGCTTCCGATCGGAGTTGAATCTGTTCGGATCACGGCCGAGGACATCTACGGCTATCCGATGGTCGTGGAGGACGACGGTTTAGGGATCCTGTTCGGTGACGTGTTGTCCGGTGATTCGAGCACGGTCACCTACGAGACTGGTGTTATCGATGTGACGTTCAGTGCTCCAGTCGCAAACGGAGAGAGCATCACTGTCGAGTACAAGTACAAGGACATTTATGCAGGTAAAGAGGTGTTCGACGATATGATGGCATACATCGATCGGTACCGGCCAGTTCATACTGTGGTACAGACCGACATCGGTCAGGCTGATGACTTCTGGCAAGTCGATGAGATACATGGTGTAGTTGATGGACCAGGGTTTCCTCTGGTCCCTGATGAAGATAAGATGATCATCGGGAGCTCGATATGGCAATAAAGCGTCTGAACTGGCTCAAGTGGCTTCGTCCTGGACAGACAGGGCTCCAGACCGAACAGGAGTACTGGAACGAGAAGCGACGCCGGCACATGTCGAACGAACACAGCCAAGGTGTCGTTGAAGGTCTGGCTGTCACTGAGGGATCGACCGCTCTTCACGTAGACATCGCAACGGGTCGCGCGATCGCTCCGAACGGTGATGACATCGTCATTGAGAGCATCCAAGATCTCGACCTCAGCAGCTACGCGGCCGCCGGCGCCCTGGTCTACATCGTAACCGAATTCGCTGAGACACTGACTGATCCGTACTACGTTCCTCAGATCGGTAGCTCTCAGAGCAAGTATCACCAGGAGAGTCCCACCGTCACGCATCAATCGTCAGCACCTACAGGTGACCAGGTCGAACTGGCTCGAGTGAACGTCATCGCATCAGCGACCGACATAACTGACCCGGCCAACCCGTTGGATCCTCAGAACAACGAGATCAATCTGTTGAACCGAAAGGTTTCAGAGCTCCAGATGAATGGTGTGAAGCCTGGCTACAAGATTCTGAATCCAGCCGGTGCCAGTGTACTAACTCAGATGGCTCTTCTCGGATGCCAGCCTGGTGATCGATTCTGGATGATTCCTGGCACATATGATCTTGGACCAGCCGCGGCCGCATACGAGATCCTGATCAGTGACATCACCATCGAGGGCCCGAAGTCGGCGATCGTCCAAGTCGAAGGTAGTGAGTTGAAAATCTGGACTGGTGCCCATGCTTGGACTCTCAGGGGATTCACGGTCGATGTCAGCGGAAGCGTCTCAGACACATACGCAATCCTAGTTGGTGGTGATGGAGATCACCGAATCGAGGACCTGACTTTCACGCGCAGTGGATCTGCAACGGCTGTCAGTATAGGCGTAACGAGCTCGGCCGCACGAACCACGATCAGAGGTTGTGTGTTCGAGGGTACCGGTACTTCTTGTATTTCGGTGCTTTCGACTTCGAATCCGCAGCTACTCATCGAAGACTGTGTGTTCACCACACTCGATACCCTAGCTGCAGATTCCTTCTTGATAATCACAGCCTTTGGTAATCGTGGTATAGGTACAGTGATTCGACACTGCACGTTCAACATCACAGACGCCCCTGGAACAGAACTCCGAGTGGGTGTGGTGCCAGCAGAGAAGTGGGTGATCGAAGACTGTGACTTTGTCGGTGATGGTGCTTACACGTACTCACATGGTATCTACAGTGCTTTTGACGATGCCAATGACTGGATCATTAGGAATTGCCGGTTCACAGACCTTCAACGTGGTGTGAACATGCCGGCGCTCGAGAATCACCGAACACTCATCGAAGGCAACCGATTCGTCGGCATGCTCGACTACGGAATCTACTTCGAGAGCGACGTTGAGGGTCTCGACAACGGGGCAATTAACAACTACTTCGAAGACTGCAAGAACTCCATTGGTTACATATGGCAAAAACGACTGAAGGTGAACGGAAACATCATCGTTTCAACGATCGCTAACGGTACGCCGATCGCTCTGACTGATGTCGAGTACTCGGTGGTCGATCAAAACAACATCAATGTCTCTGTGACCTCTGGGAACGCATATGGGATCAGAGTGACTTCGAGTGGTGATTTCAGATACATCACACTCAGTCGAAATACCATAAACGTAGAGACAACGGACACTGTCACTTCCTCTGGGATTGAATTCGTCAGCGGAGACTTCATATCTGTGTTCGTTGAAGGTAACGTGTTGGAAGTGGCCAGCGGTGGTGCTGCTGGTATTGGTGGTGTTGGTATAAAAGTTGGCGGTAATACGTCATATAGCAACATCACAGACAACATCGTCATCCCTGGAAACGGTTCCGCTGGAACGACGATCGGGGTCTATATCCTCGGTGCTACTGTCAACTGTTGTATCAACGACAACACCATTAGAGGAGGAGCAGCTACTACCAAGTACGGGATCTGGATCGTTGCATCCGGACTCAACTGTCGGAGGAACATCATATGCAACAACAACATAGATAATATGACTTTGACGCAATCTATCACAGAATCTGCTGGATCCGAAGACTACAACATGGTGTCGCAGAACAAGGTAGATGCTAGTGGTATCACTACGTTCTTAGGTGTGAATACCGTCAAAACTCCGAACATAGCATTCTAGGAGAAGAACGTGAACTGGGAATGGATCGACTTGCTGTGGCACCTACTCGCGTACCCGATCTACCAGATCCTTGGGACGATCAGGCACGAGGCCTGCCACGCACTCACGGCCAGGTCGTTCGGAGCTGACATCCTCGAGTTCAAATTCCTGCCCGGCCGGCGAGATGATGGCCAGTGGTATTGGGGATATGTTCGGTGGCGCGGAGATCTCGATCGCGATCAGAACCGACTGACTCTGATGATGCCCTACATTCTCGATACCATTCTGATCTTCGGTGGAACTCTGTTGCTGAGGCTGAACGAGTTCCCCAACTTTCATTGGATGGCATTCGCAGCTATCATGCTGATCGTGTC